ATGGTCAATGCTAAATCTATAAGACGCAATTTATCTTCTAACTTATCCACAATCTCAACATCTTGAATATTATAGTCAACAAACTTTTGAAAGTCTTTTTCATAAAACTCTTTAAATGTTTCATAAGGATTTTCATTCTTATTCTCACCAAGTTCTATCTCACCAATATGGTCTAGTTTATAACTCTCTGGTCTTTGTGGTATGTATTGTCTGTATAAATCTAGATAATCTAACATAACAATACCATACAAGTCATATATTGTTTGTGGTTTACCTCTAACTTCAATCTCTTCTCTTTGAATTAACTTCCAAGGTGAGAGTTTGTTTATAACTTTGTCGCCGTGTAAATGTCTTATTCTATTCATCAAATATGGTAGGTCGAAGAATTTAGTATTCCAACCAGTAATTACATCAGGATAATTTTTAGTCCAGAAAACCATAAACTGCATAAGCAATTCGTTTTCTGTTTTACATTTTACATAAGTAACGTCATCTCTATTGTGATAGAAATCACCAACACCCCACGTTATTATTTGTTTGTTAGATTGATTTTTAATTGTGATACAGAGCAACTCCTCTGTAGGATTTTCTACGTCAGGAAAACCATCTTCACAAGTAGTTTCTATATCAAGTGTAAATATTTTAATATATTCTCTTGACCAATCTATTCTACCAGGATACTCTTGACCGATATATTGATAATGAAATCTGTCTAAACCAAAGATAGGTGAGTTTTGTGTTTCAACTTCTTTCTTAAATCTTCTAGCATCAGCAATAGAATTAAGTCGTATAGGTTTTAAGTTTTGACCTTGAAGTGTTTTATATTCTGTTTGTTCATTAGACAATACATAAAGTGTGGGACTAAAATCAAGTTTTTCTTGATACTCTTTACCATTAAGAACTCCTCGAATCAGAAGTTTACCTCTATGCACAATCACATTCTTATAAAAATTCATACTGTAATATACTTTATTTTAATTTATTTGTCAAGTTCGTAATGAGTTGTCATCACATATTTTCTTCTAGGCGATACTATAACATTTAGTTTGTTCATTGTTTCACGGTCTAATAATATAGGTGTTCTGTCTTCTCTATTATCTATAGTAAATAGTATGTCTGTATAAACAGTACCAGCAAATTCCATATCTAGTTTTATTACATATCTATCTTCTTCGTAATCTCTTAAACCACCAACTTTAATTTCTTCTTTTCTGATGATTGGTGATACAACTGTTTTACCTAATAAAGTCCAAGCAATTGTTTTACCCTTGACTTTTGTTTTGTCTGCGTGTATCACTGACATACCAGAATTACCTGTATCAAACTTTGCTACTATTTCACCAAATGGTTTTATTGTTACAATCTCTTTAAAACCACAAGCATCAGGCACTTTAATTCTATTAGTGTCTTTCATAAAAAACTGAATGACTTCTTTAGATATATTTTGACCACTTGCT